CTAATTGTTAATGAATTGCACTTTGAGTATTTTTGTAAATACTTTGTTTCACTGATAAATAAACCAAGATGAAAACTATATTTTTATGTTTCTTCTGTCTTTTCACTATCGGATGTACGCATCAGTCCAGTCAAGAAAACTGTGTAGAAATCGGCAGTGCGGATAGTATTTGTTTGCAAAAAGAACTATATACTTTACATAAGTATGTGGATAGCATTATTAAAATTGACACCATTTTGCAACAACGCTTTCATTGTTTTGGAGCTGGACTAACCAAAGACAAAGTATCTATTGACTTCCAAGATATACCGGAAGATTCTTTTGAGTCTTTTCAATCGGCATTCAAGAAAGAAATTGTTGACTCTCCATTATTGGAGTTCAACATAATGACAGATATCACAATGGATATTGAAATCATTCCGACAACAGAAACTAAGCAACCGTCGCACACAACATCTTTTGTGTTACAGCCTACCCCTCGCAATATTCCAACCGGAGAAGCCATCAGTTCAGCTTTGCTTTCCATGAAAACTGAATATGATTATTACCCATTATCGACAACGGAGGTGAAAATGATTGTCACCAATTATTCCCAACAAGAATATACATGCGGCAACGGCTACAGCCTTGCTTACTACAATGATAACAAGCAACAATGGGAAACATTGCCGACCGACCCCGTTATTGAAGATGTAGGTTGGATATTGCAGCCTGAACACCCCTCGAATGAACAGACTATCAAGCTCTATACTTCTGAAGTTCCTAATCGTGCAGGTAAATATCGTATTTACAAAGCATTTAACAGAGATACAAAAATAGCTTATGCAGAGTTTGAACTTATCTCATCAGAACAACATCAAAAATTGCTTGATAAAATAATGCAATATCATGCGAATCATGCGAAAGCACGAGTTATGGTGAATCTGAACTCTTGGGGATTTAGTGAGAACGATACCTTGTATATGGATTGGATGGTTAATTCTGCGGAGTTGAGGGATGAGTTCAGGCAAAAAGTGCTGAACTATTCCGCCATAATAATAAATGATGGAAAAACGGACGTGCCGACCTATTTTAACGAACCTATGCATATGGATACTTTCGGTATTAGGATGTACACGGAGAAAGCGATGTATCCGGTAAATACAGAGTCTGTATCGGTAAGAATCGTGAACCGGAGTGGGCGGAGAATTTCAATGGGGTCTTCGTACTTAGTACTTCGGAAGGAGGGTGAAAAATGGTTGTCTCTTCCTGGAGCAACGGTTTGGACACTCGAACTACATTGGGTACCATCCAATAAAATCTACCCCTTCCCTATCAGCCTTTATCCGTCACTCAATGCCATTACGCCTGGCGTATATCGTGTAGTGAAAAAGATAGACATCGGGAATAACTGTCACAACTGGTATTTTACCGCAGAATTCCGGATTGGAAACGGTACAGAAGAACAGGATATTTTGAATAAGGAGCCTTCCTCAAAGCCATTGTCTGAAGTGGAAGAAGAAACGGACATGGATATTGCTTATGAAGTAGTGGAAGAAATGCCGGAATATCCTGGAGGCATGTCGGCTTTATTAGATTTTATACAAAACAATTTGCAACATGACAAAGCAAATTCCCCCAAACGTGTTATTGTACAATTCATCATTGATGAAAGAGGTAATATTTCCAAACCTATTATATTGAGGAGCATAAATCCGGAACTGGATAAAGAAGCCTTGCGGATAGTCAGCCTGATGCCCCAATGGAAGCCGGGCAGGCAGAACGGGAAAGCAGAAAGAGTAAGATATACCCTACCTATCATATTCAATCCTTCTATTAAAGAGTCTGATATGATTTGAATAAAAACACCCACTTTTACATCCTTTAATGTAAAAGTGGGTGTTTTTATTCAAATCATTGATAATCAATGTTTAACGCAACACATACGGAACTAACGGATTTTGAAAATACTTATGATATTCAGTAAATTATAACGTTTCTCCGAAAAAAGCACCCAATTTTGCATCTACATAGCTTCTATGTTTTTCTGTAAGGAATTTGCCTTGTTCCAACGGTGTAAAAATACTAATTTTTAATGAAGTATGATGTGTACCAGGGGCTTTTTATATGGCCTCAAAAAAAGACCCTAAATTTGCACCTGACATACTTCGTAGAAACGCTATATTCTGCTTCACCTCAAACAAATAAAAAAGCCCTAATTCCGTTGGGAATCAGAGCTTTTCCTAATTTTGCTTTCTTGAGAAGCGGTGCGTACGGGACTAACACATTTTACTATTACACTGATAATCAACAAAATACTTATTAAAAATATATTAATGGTATCATATTTATATCATCTCCGCTTATTTTCTTCTATAATTTTATGCAGTGCTTCTATCTGCATCATCGCACCTTCATAAGCTGCTTTGTAGTTGACATTCGCATCCATATCCGTTTCGATCATGTTCCCCTTACCAGTACAAAGCCATTTCACATTCAATTCCGGGAACTTATCTACAATACGAGCTATTATATCAGTTCCAATAGCCCCCTTCCCGTTCCTTATGGAATTATAAATGTATCTATTTGATAATTCACAATAAGCCTCAAACGAGTTCTCGCCTTTGACAACTCCCTTATCACGTGCATACCTTGCAAATTTTCGTAATCTGTCAATAGCCCTTTCTTCCATATCAAATAATCTTTTGACTTATTATGCGTAATGCTTGCCACATCCCCCTTATTTCTCTTCTCTCGACATCTAACTGGCCATGCTTGGGGTTATCAGCCTTTAAAGTCAGCACATTATCCAAGAAAAGACTGTTTTTTAATATCCGCTTGACTGAAAGTGTTTTCCCATATACAATACTCACAACTCCTGACGCGCTTTCCCACAAACCTTCTTCTATTTTGCGAGCAAGAATTTTAGCTCCGTCCGGTATAGTTGGCTCCATGCTGTCACCACGTACTTGAAAGACCATATAAGAATCATCAAGCACTTCACCTTCTTCCGGCATGACACCATAAGAATCAATTTCATAAGCTGTGTTATATAAGCTTTCGACAAATGAAGCCGCAGCATCCATCGGAACATATTTTACTTTTACAAGAATATCTTGAAGATAAGGAGCTACTTTACTAATCGTAGAGTCTGATTGCATTCTCGCATTTTTCAGAGCATCCCTAATATCCTTCTCCGAAGGTTCTATCTGTCCTGATGGAGTCTTTGCAAACAAACCTTCTCCAGTATATAGCCATGCTCTGCTCACATCATACTTCTCACAAAAAGCATCAATTGTTTTTTTACTTGGTAACTGAATCCCTTTTTTTATACTGGTAAGAGTTGATTCACTGGATATAATATTGTCTTTCTTCAATTTATACCCACTCAAACCACAATATGAAATTGCTTGCAAAAACCTTTTTGAGAGATCACTCAATTTTTTATCGTCAATTTCTTGCATACTTCACAAATTAAGTAGTATATTTGCATCCGTAATAGTAGCAGTATTACCACATAAATTGATTAAACATCCTACTTGGAGTTTATATATAGAAATCCGTAAATAGCTGCTACCTATTTGCGGATTTTCTTTTTCTCCACATTGTGTAATCGGCGGTAGGCCGCATAGCGGAGAGACAGAGGGTTACACTCTTACAACTCAATACTGCGAAAGGCGTGCGATATTGAGAGGCAAACGAAACCGGGATGCCTGCACAGCTACAAGTAAGCGAAAAATCCGGGAAGTCGGGTAACTTGTTAATGCCCGGCCAGCTAAGAACGGCGTACTTATACGAACGAGACATTTCTTATGCTGCATATAGCAAAAACGGAAAACCGTCTAAGGGCTAACTATGCAGCAATCCAGCACCTTACCGAATGAGATCGTCTTTTACTTCTTCAATTATTACAATAACAATAGAACGACATTACTTTTTTTTCAAAAAGCTTTCTTTTTACGCAAACCTCACTTATATAACATTTTATAAACCAGTAATTTACACTAAAACATGTTTTATAACATATAACAATACTACAAATTTTATGAAGTATTCTATTGTACTTCTTAAAATATGAAGTATATTTGCAACGTCAAACAAACAAAGAGTGTAAGTTTGAGCAACAAGAAAGCTGGCGACTTCAAAAGCCACTTACTACATATCTCATTGGCAAATGTAGTTGTTAGCTTTCTTTTATGCAAATTTTTTGTGGAAAATTTAAGTATAAAATAGAAAATAATATGAAAGTGACAAAGAAAGACATTCTAAGCATTAAGGCTGGTTCTTCCAAAGTAATGCAACTGGATTCTTATAAGGATTGCGTCAATGCTAGAAGCTATGCCTATCAATTAGCTTTTACTGATCCCCGTGAAGACGTTGAAAGATATTCAACATCTATCGACAAAGATAAAAATCAGATAACTATCGAAGCGATAAAGAAATGAACCGTTCAGAAGCCAAGATGATTGCAGAAGAACTGCACAAGTTTATTCGCAATGATGTGAGAAAGGCTGTAACTGAAATAGCGACTGCTGAAACCGAAGAGTATTTGAGTGCCAAACAAGCTGCTGTATTTCTCGGATGGAAGTTGCAAACCTTATACAATCGAATACATGATATTCCTCACACCAAAAATGGCAAGAATCTCATTTTTACCAAATCAGCTTTGAGAAAATTCATGGAAAGAAAATAATCCCGGACGGATTTGGACGTCTTTCCGGGAACTAACAAAACGCTCTTTGACATATTGGAAATTTGAGGTTGCAAGTTATCCTCCGACAAAATCTGACGATGGAAAGTAGTCACAACTTGACAACGATATAATGCTGTGGTTAATGGTCAAGCCGTATCGTTGTAAAAATAAACAGTTAGACTTTGGTCGGCAAATCATGGAATTTGCTTTACGATATATTGGAATATATAATTCCCGTCCCATAGCGATATATGGAGTAGCCTACACTTACGTAGGAATTATGAGAATGCACCGATAGCTTTAAAATGGTTGTTTAGACACACAATAGAGTTGTTTATAGTATCAGAAGAAGCCAGTCTGAAAAATCGTCTATCAGTAAGCATACGGGGTTGGCGTCCGTACGCTGGTATTCTGAATAAATTAACAAAGCGCAATCAAGTCCTTAATTGCATTAAGTATTCGCAGGCGAAGGGCGAGCGAATCGCTTTAAAAAAAACGCATTAACCCTTACAAGACTTATAAGTGGTTCCCTCACGAAGTAGGAATAACCTTGTAAATATGCGTAATACCCGTGCTTCGCAAGAAGCGGTCACCGCTAAAAAGCTACGGCCAACAATCCACCGGAACGCGGACGGGAACACATTTTTAAATAGTAACAACATGGATATTACAACGAAATTTAATGTAGGAGATAAGCTTTGGACGATTAAAGATTGTAAGGCTTATGAATTTGAAGTTGACAGAATTAGTATTTATGCCAACAAAACGAACACTGATGTGTATTATTATCCAAAATGTGATGTAATGTCATCAGAATCATACAAAGAAGATAATTGCTATTCGTCCAAAGAAGAATTGATAAAAGCATTGTAATTAACCACAAGTGATGAATAAGTTTTTTAGTTAGTTATTGGCTCCTTGCTTGCGAAAGTAGGGAGTTTTTTTTGTAAAACTCCAAATTCATTATATGAGTAATATAGAAGATACAATTTACGATCTGCCAAATGAAGAATACCACCGTGGAGAAAGATTCAAAGATTTCCTAAGTAGTACGCAGATTAAAGATTATATGGTGTCCCCAAAGTTTGCCCGATACAAGGCATTGCACCCGGAATTATTTGAGATAAGTATTGAAGCCTCTGAAAAAGGTTCACTGTACCATGATGCAATGGAAAGCCTTGTTAATACTGGAAAACTTGACAAGTGGCGAAACAATCTTCTTGTATTTGAGCCGCCTATAAATCCTAAAACCGGCTGTCCGTATGGACGAGACACCCAAAAATATCAGATTGCACTAATCGAGGCCAAAGAATCAAATCCGGGTAAAACGTTGACAAGCACAACCGATATACAATTGGTTGAAACAATGGTTTATGAGCTTCTTAATAATTGCCGGGACACCTCCAAACAGATCAGGCAGATATTAAAATGGGGAAAAGCCGAAGTCAGCCATTTCGTTGAATACGAAGGATGCAAGTTCAAATATCGCCCTGATGTGGAAACGGCCAAAAAAATTGTTGACTGGAAAACATTGGCAGTTGATGATCTTCATGAAGAAACAGTTAACCGGACTATTGCCAAATTTCATTACGGTATTTCGGCAGCCTTCTACCAGTTTTTTGAACATGAACGTACTGGAGTATGGAAGGAGTTCTACTGGGTTATGCAACAAAAGACAGCTCCCTATGACGCAGTATTTGTCAGTGCAGCTAACTGGGCTTTCCATTTGGAAGACGGAATTGTAAAAATGGGGGCAAGCGCATTGGCATTCAAGAAATTGTTAGACCAGCATGTTTACTGTACACAAAACAATGATTTTGACGGTGCACAGATATTTATTCAGCCGGGATTCAAAGGACGAAGAATAATGGTACCTGATACACCTGCATTTGAAAAGAACAAGATGTTTAACTTTTATAATAATCAAGAACAATGAGCAAAACAGAGAATCAAGCCCCCCAACAAGGGAACTTGGGAATGGAACAACACAATGCTCCTTCACCAACTAAAACAGAACCGGCCTCCCCAACACCTTCCACACCACAACCGCCCGTTCCTTCTGCCCCACCAGCCTTTCCAGTACAACTGAAAGGATTGGAAAGTTGTTTTATTTCCCCTAAAAAAGCATTTATAGCAGCCGGTGGTACAGAGCAACAATTTGCCCGTGAAGTCAATTTCGCTATGCAGGCAATGTTGAACAACCCTTATTTGATTGACTGCGGGAGACAATATCCCGATCATCTTGTCGAAGCAATCAAAAACGTTTCTCTTACCGGCCTGACACTCAACCCTGAATTAAGATTGGGCTACCTTGTACCGTACAAGGGTAAAGTGAAGTTCCAAGCTTCATACATGGGCAAAGTCGATATTTTGATCCGCACCGGAGTTGTAAAGGATATTTATTCGGATTTGGTTTATGCCAATGACGAGTTCAGTATGACAAAAGGTACCGGCGGCACTATCATCCACAAACCCAATGTATTCGGAGAACGTGGTGATCTTCTTGGAGGCTACTATTTCGCAGTCTTGACTTCCGGTGTTGTAAAATTCGATGCAATGCCCAAAGCCCGTATTGAAGAAATAAAAAGTCGTAGTGAGGCTGTCAAGAAAGGCAAGCAATCTCCGTGGGACACAGACTTTGAAGAAATGGCTCGAAAAACAATCGTGAACTGGGCTTTCAAATTCCTGCCCAAAACCGGCATTTCAGATTCCATGATTAAAGTTCTTGAAACAGAGAGCCAGTTGGATGATGAAATGTTTGAAGACTGGAGAAAGGCACAAGGTCAGAAACCGGACGATTTTGAGGAAGACGATACTCCATACGCAGAAGAAGTCAAGTAATGGATTCATGTGAAAAAATCAGTAACAGTATCACAGCGGCTAAAGAACTGATTGAAAATGAAGCACGTTCTTTGGCTGCTTTACACAAGGCAAAACAGCTTGAAAAAGAGCTTCGTAAATCCGGCAAGTTGTTTCGCATTCCTACAATAAATGGAATTATAGAGACAACCAGCCCGGAAAAATACATAGAATACAATAATCAATTTAAAATCAAATTAAAATGAAAACAGTAACAGTTGAAGTGCCCGAAGGACACATGATAAAAATCGTAAAAGAGGAAAGTATGCAACCTACTCAAAAAGTTATGGGGGGGGAGTAAATTTGAATTTGAAGGTGAGACATTCATCCCCGGTGATGTGATTATAAATCCAAATCGTGGAGGTGGCAGCATGATGATTCTTTCTGAAATTAGAGAAGAAAAACCACTCCCCTTTTTACCGGCAATAAAAGTGCCTTTCGGTCTCGTTGCCTATGTTCCTTCCAATGATGAAGGTGACAGAGTTTTTGTAAAACTCACACCCGAAGCTGGTATCGGAGGCATGAAGGGATTCCGTAAAGCCACGGAAGAGGAAAAGGCAAAGATGCTTGCCGCCATGAAGGAAGAAAAACATTACTCCTTCAATTTTGGGAAGTTACAGCTTGAATATATCCCGACTGTCGGCGATGTTGTTATTGTATGGGATGATAATAGCAAAGAAAATGCGGTAGTCGGTATTATGAATGAAGTGGATGAAACGAGCAGCCCATACAAAATAAATGATGGTACTCGGCATAAGAACTGCGACAAGTTCGTTTCAGAAGAACAATATAAAAATTTGATTGATGGGAAAGAGTAAATCTAAATCGGGGGGGGGCGAGAAATTACACTCCCCTTCTCACAGCTCGCCCAAAGGGAATGAGCTACCAAGAGTATCGTGAACGTAGAGCCTATCAGAACGCATGGTTGAAAGAGCGACTGAAAGGCTTTATTTGTTATGTATCGTCTGAACTGTTTGTATATGACAAAATAACGGGATTACCCCGATTATTCAATCATCGTACAGATGATATACACAAAGCAAACATAAGGACTAACCCACAGCCATTTGTCGGTTCTGCCCGATATGGCTTAAAACCTTTATGATATGGATAAAGAACTATTTAAAGACAAGAATCCATTGCTTCGCAGACAAATGTTGGAAGACAATTGCGCAGCAGTTGAAAGAATCACCTATACCTCTCCTTTCAGTGAGGAAGAAATGGGTGAACGGAAAACGGAATTGGCAAATATTGACCTTGACATGGCCGCACTGGAAGAAGAAAAGAAAGCTTTCATGCAAGCATACAAGGACAAACTGAAACCTAAAAAGGAACGTAAAAAAACGTTGCTTACCGATATAAAGCGTGGTTATGAGGAAATTACGGATGAATGCTTTAAATTCATGGAACGTAGCACTCGTACCACTGGATATTACAACGGTAATGGTGACTTGGTTAAAGAACGTCCGATGGAAGCACAAGAGATGCAGAAAACTGTATTCGAGGACATTGAATCTACTGGTACGGAGGGATAAGCCATGAGAAAAGAAGAACTTATCAAGCAAGTAGCCGAATCAACCGGTATCGCTATTTGTGAAGTCCGAACTGTCATAGAGGCAGCACTAAAAGAGACCATGAATGCAGTAGCTAATGGAAAGACTCTTTATATCAGAGGTTTTGGCACACTGTCACCCAAACACTATAAACGAAAAGTTGCTCGTAATATACACAAAAACGAGACTATTGTCATAGCGGAGCATTATACTCCACATTTCAAACCTGCCAAATCATTTAAAAATAGAACTAAAAATTTGTAGAACAGCATGGAAAACGAAAAGATGCAAGTGAACTTTGCTCCGGGTATGACCGAAGCAACACTTAGAGTTATTGAACTTCACGAAGAAAATGAGTTACCGGTACTGGAGCCTGATAAGGTAGAATTAGCCGGAACAATTGGAAGTGTTCATGAATTTCTCTTGAAAAGAATCTCTGAAAAAGAGCAGATCAATCAGAAACGTTGCTATATTCTTGTTGATCGGGAGAAAATGACACTTAAACTTGTCACCAATGAAACTGACAGTAGGAATAAAGCTACTGTAAGAGGTGAGTTGAAATACTATCCCAAGTTTCTTGAATTTGGTATTAACACAAGCAAGACATGGGAACCGGTGCAGCTTTCAAAGTTCTTCAAAATGAATCGTGCCTTCTTCAAGGATGCACAATACAACATGGAACTGGTAACAGTCTTGAAGAACTTCAAAGCCAGCATTGACTCAAAAGTGGAAAACTCCCGACAAGACAACGGTAGTCGCACTGATAATTACAGCCAAGTTGTCAACTCCAATCTTCCGGCCTCATTCAATCTTATTGTCCCGATTTTCAAAGGTCGCCCTGCAGAAGAGATTGAAGTGGAAATCATTGCAGATGTGGACGGGCGTAATATTCGATTGTCCCTTTGCTCCCCTGGTGCAGAAGTGATAGTGGAAGAGGAACGCAACAAGGCCATTGACGAGCAATTATTGTTGATCCGTAAATTGGCACCGGATATTGCCATTATCGAACAATAACAATGAAGACTGTAAAGAAATACTGGAAGCCGGTACTTGTCGTATCGGCTTTCTTCATTGGCAACCGCGTATTCAATCACATAAATGCGTGGTTGGGAATTTCAATAATTATGCTGACAGTAGCATTTATAGTTTATAATATCATTAAAAAAGTAGAAAATGAAAAGAAAGATTGATTTTTTGATTGTGGCACTATTTGCCGTTGTTTTGTTTGCTTCATGCGAAAGAGTTGCTCCCAATTATGCCGGTGTCCTTATGGAGAACTACGGCAAACAAGGGAAAGAAGATTTTAAAATCGTTGCCGGTAAGGTATCTACATGGGAATTAGGCACAGAGCTTTTTCAAGTTCCGCTATTCGATCAGCGTGGAGAATTTTCTGATCCAGTCACACTAAAAGCAGCCGACAATACAGAGTTTACAGCCCGGCCAACTTACTCTTATAAAGTAATGAAAAACAGGGCTATTGATATTGTATTTGATAACAAGCATATTGATAAGGCTGACACCCCATCGGGAAAAGATGGCTTTATGCAATCATTAGAAGATAATATTTTGGAGCCACGTATATATGATCTTATCAAAGAAGAAAGTCGCAAACATAAAACAGACAGTCTGATGGCTGACGGTGGTTCATTGGTATTTGAAAAGAGACTGGAACAGATCGTTGATAAAGAATTTGAGAAACGGGGATTGCAGTTGTTGACCTTCTCCGCACAATTGGAATTTTCAAGAGCTGTCCGCGATAAAATAGATAGCCGTAACGAGGTAAACACTAATATTTCGGTACTTGATCAGAAGATTGAAGAACAAAAGAAGCAAAACGAACTGGAGCAACTAAAAACAGAACAAGCTTTAATTGCGTCCCGTGGACTCACCCGTGAGATTTTATATAAACAATTTATAGACAAGTGGGACGGGAAGACACCTCTATATGGCATTGCTCCTGAATTTTTAAAAATGACAAAATAATATGCTGACATTTCAACAAAGAAGAGATACGATATTGTCTCAATTTGCACAAGCAAAAGCCGATTTGGAAACACTTAATAGTGATATTGATGCAGAAATCGAAAAGAATAAATCTGTTATTTCTACACTAACTTCTAAAAATACAGAATTGGCCTCTTTAAAAAGTAATAATGAAGGCTCAATCAAGACTTTTGCTAAATTCCTAAAATAATAATTATCAACCCGATTAATAATCAGCTTCTCCCGGTGTGGCTTGACCGCCTATCCGGGAACTATCATGCCTCACCTTTTTTCTTCTCTTTGCAAGTCGAGCCGAGTACGCTGCATACGCTCCACGGCGGTAGATACTACAAAGAGTCTTTTTGTTCATGTAAAATGCCTCTATTGTAGAGGCAAACGGATAAGTGGCGAAATCGGAAGACGCT